GTGAGCACTACCCATGCAAGCCGGACATCTTTGAACTTACTTACGAGGACGCATTGATATGAACAACACCACCCTATGAAAAAAGACCAACTTATGACAAACGTAAATCTACAATGGGCAACCCCAAACATTGACAAACAAATAATGTTCATGGCACCGTGGGCTTATTAATAAGGGATATATTATGTGGGTTTATATTGTTAGTAAAACGGACGGTTTTGCCGAATATGAAATTGACGAGGTATTTGACACTCAAGAAAAAGCTATTAATTATATTGATAAAATAACCGAGAATCTATCCTACGATATTGATATTATATACTCTTATACTGTCAGTTCACATAAACTTAAATAATAATCGGGGCTAATAACCCCTGCTGTTTAATATGAATACAAATGTAAAAATCCAATGGGCAACTCCCGATATTGATAAACAAATTATGTTTATGGCACGAGTTAGTAATCCAGACAATCAAAATAGTGACAACACTAGGTTGCTCTACTACTGCATGGAAGAAGGACACGTTAGTCCATTCGACATGGCCAATGTCTGTATTGAAATTAACACCACCCGCGACATTGGTCGTCAAATATTACGACACAAGTCGTTCTACTTCCAAGAGTTTTCACAACGCTATGCCACCACTGATTTGCTTGAACAGGCACCGCTGCGTGAATGCCGCTTGCAAGATACAAAGAATCGACAAGCTTCCATTGAAAGTGACGACCTTGCTTTAAATAACGAATGGAATGATATGCAGCAAACTGTTGTTCGCGTTGCCAACTATGCTTATGATTGGGCAATTACGAACGGAATTGCTAAGGAGCAGGCAAGGGTGCTGCTGCCCGAAGGGTTAACCAGCTCTCGCCTGTACATGAGTGGAACAATGCGTAGCTGGATATTTTATTTGAAGCAACGCTTGCATAAAAGCACACAGAAAGAACATCGTGTTATTGCTGAACAGGCATTGGCTGTGCTGCGTGATGTTGCACCAACAACAATGAAAGCTTTCTTTCCATGAGTGTAGTGTCTGCGTTTTTGTGGCGTGCTGATGCCCGTCCTAGCGTCTTTGCAACCGACCCTGCTTTTAACGGTAACAACCTAAAAAGCAAGGCAATGGTGAAAGCCATTGACTCTAAACGCAAGAAGGGACTAAGCCCCGGCACAATTAGAGGCTTGTCAAATCGTAGTGAAGACATGCTTGTTGCCAATAAAAGATTTTCAACTTACATAAAGGATTCAAATGAGTGACGTGGAAAAATATTACGAAGCAATTAGAAAGAAATGGCCCACCCCCACTAAGCCTTGGGCAGAACTTTCTTTTGAAGAACAGCAATTAATTGTCATTAGTGTCAATATTATGCTACATGTACTACAAAAATGACATTTTTGTCAACTCACCAACCCTGTCCAGATTGTGGTAGTAGCGATGGTTTGTCAGTTAACGATGACTATTCCACCTACTGCTTTGCTTGTGCAGGATTTACTCAATCTGATCAATCGATATACACTGAAACATCTATGACCTCTCAAGCAGTTGTCGTCAAAGACATGTCTAGCTTCTTAGACAATTACAATAAAGGTGTCAGCACCTCTGTCGCTGAACGCAAGATCACTAAAGAAACAATGGAACGATTTGGTGTTGTTCGTAATGACGGCAACTACTACTTCCCTTATTACGACAAAGACAGTAGCCTTTGTGGCGCTAAGGTTAGAAGTGTTAAAGACAAAGTGTTTTCAACCGTTGGTAATTTCTCCAACGGTACATTGTTTGGTCAAAATATATTTCCATCAGGAGGAAAGTATGTCACTATCACTGAAGGAGAGTTTGATGCCTTGGCTGTGTATCAACTTACTGGTTCCAAATACCCTGCTGTATCTATTCGTAATGGTGCTGCTGCTGCTTTAAAGAACTGCAAAGATTCTTACGAGTATTTGAATAGCTTCGATAACATTGTTGTTTGCTTTGACGGTGACGAACCCGGAATGAAAGCTGCAAAAGAAGTGGCTGAATTGTTTGGCAGCAAGTCAAAGGTGTTCAAGCCCTTGCCAGAATACAAGGACGCCTGCGACTGGCTTTCTGATGGGAAAACGGCAGCGTTCGTTAGCCGGTGGTGGGCTAGTGAGGGTTTCATACCTGACGGCATTGTGAGCGGTTCTACTTTGTGGGATGAAGTGTCTAAACCAATGGCCCCCGCAGACTGCACATACCCTTGGGCTGGGTTGAATGATCTTACATATGGTATTAGACTTGGTGAGCTTGTCACTGTCACTGCTGGTAGCGGGTTAGGTAAGAGTCAAGTGCTGCGTGAGATTGCCTATCACATTTTGCAAAACACTTCTGACAATGTTGGCCTGATGTTTCTTGAGGAAAGTGTTAGGAAAACAGGCTTGTCTTTAATGAGCTTGGCTATTGATACACCTTTACATTTGCCCACAATCGCACCTGTGTCTGATCAACAACGCCTTCGTGCTTTCAATGCCACCCTTGGCACCGGGCGAGTGTTCTTGTTTGATCACTTTGGAAGCACAAGCGTAGAGAACATTGTCAATCGTGTGCGATACTTGGCTAAAGGTCTTGGTTGCAACTACATTTTTCTTGATCACCTTAGCATCATTGTATCTGCACAAGAAAATAGTGATGAACGCAAAGCGATTGACGAAATTATGACGAAGTTGCGCATGCTTGTACAAGAAACAAACATTGCTCTTATTATTGTCAGCCACCTGAAACGTCCCTCTGACAAAGGGCATGAAGAAGGTGCTTCTACTAGTCTTGCTCAGTTACGGGGCAGCGCCTCCATTGCACAGCTTAGCGACATGGTGATCGGTCTTGAGCGCAACGGACAGCACGACGACCCTTTGGTGAGAAACACTACTCAGTGTAGGGTTTTAAAGAACAGGTATAGTGGCACCACCGGCCCTGCTGGTTGTTTACTGTACAACAAAATCACAGGACGGATGACCCCTACTGATGATATTTCTGACACACTTTGAAAGGAAACTTAAATGTCTTATATTGAATTTTGGCAAGAAGAAGTAGCTAAAACACATCTCGGTACTTTCTTTAAAGACCCTAGATACGTGCGTAAAGATAGCAAGGACAAGCCTGTTGTAGTGTACGTAGGCGCCCCAGACTTCTACATGAACGGGGATGTTGTTCAGGCCGGAGTGTTTTGTTTAAACCATCCCATCCTTGGTAGTCAACGAGTTCGTACTAGTGCCATTATGGTACTGCGCGATGATGCTTCTTTTGAAACTGTGAACACCATGTATAAACCTATGGAAGAATCAGTTAATTCTGTTGTTGAAGAAACTACTGCACAAGAAGAACACGATTGCTCTTTGTGCTTAATCTAAATGAGTGATTACATTTACGACTTGGAAACTTTTCCAAACATCTTTACCTTCGCTGTTGTCAAGTCTGATGGCAGTGAACGTCAGGTGTTTGAAATGTCTACACGCAAGAACGAAGCAGACAAGATGTTTGCTTTTCTTGATTGCTTGCATGACAAGGGTGATCGCTTGGTTGGGTTTAACAACGTTGGCTTTGATTGGGAAGTTGTCAAAGGTTTGCTTGAAGTTAGGGTTAAGGCTATCACTGTGTCGGGTAAAGCCGTTGCTGATAAAGCCTATCGTCTAGCACAAGCAATCTTTGCTGACCAGAAGCGTGAGTTCAAACGCTTCAACAACAAAGACTTTGTTGAGCAAGTTGATCTTTTTAAAATCTATCACTTTGACAATATTGCTAGGGCAACGTCGTTGAAGATGCTTGAGTTTAATATGAAGGCTGATGACATACGCGACTTACCTTTTCCACCCGGCACTGTGCTGACAGAAGAGCAAATGGATGTGTTGATTGGCTACAACATGCATGACGTTGACAACACCCTTCGCTTCTACTTGTTGTCTATTCCTTTGATTACTTTCAGGGAAGAGCTAACAAAGAAATATAAGCGTAGTTTCATCAACCATAATGACACTAAAATTGGCAAAGACTACTTCATCATGCAGCTTGAGAAGTCTATGCCAGAAAGTTGTTACAAGAAGAACAAGGACGGCACACGTTCCATTAAACAAACAAAGCGTCCTGTCATTGCCATTAAAGAATGCTTGTTTAACTACTACGACTTTAAACGTCCTGAGTTCTTAGCCGTCGTTGAATGGTTGGAACAGCAACACATCACTGAAACTAAGGGTGTCTTTTCAGACATTGAAGAGCACATGCTTGGTGGTATTGCTAAGTATGCCGAGACAATTGAGAAGCGCAAGAAGTTCAAAGAAGAACCAGATGCTTCTGCAATGATTGACTTCCATCTTGATCATCCGTTAGGTTGGGTGCAGCCAAAAGAGTTGAAGGTTAAGAAGAAAGGCGAAACACAATACAGCTATTGGGGTCATTGGAAAGAAGCAACAAACTTAAATGTTGTTGTTGACGGCTTTCGTTTTGACTTTGGAACTGGTGGCATTCATGGCAGTGTACCTCCCTCAATTGTTGAGGAAGACTTCGACTACACAATTGTCGATGCTGACGTTGCTTCCATGTATCCGAACATCGCCATCAGCAACAACGTCTATCCTGAGCACCTGTCTGAAGAGTTCTGTGTTATTTACAAAGACGTTTATGAACAACGTAAGAGCTACGCAAAGAACACGGCAGAGAATGCCATGTTGAAGCTGGCGCTGAACGGTGTTTACGGCGACAGTAATAACCAGTACAGCCCTTTCTATGACCCTAAATATACAATGACAATTACTATTAATGGTCAATTGTTGTTGTGCTTGCTTGCTGAGAAGTTGCTTACCATCAAAGGACTGAAGATTGTCCAGCTTAATACTGACGGTGTGACTGTGTTGCTTCCGCGCAACAGTCGTGCTCAATACAACAAAATCTGTGAAGACTGGCAGAAGCAGGTGTCTTTGCAGCTTGAGTTTGCTGACTACTCAAAGATGGTAATCCGTGACGTTAACAACTACATTGCCGTGTACACAGACGGTAAGGTTAAACGCAAGGGGGCGTACCAATACGAAGGGTTGGGATGGCATCAAGATCAGGGTGGTCGAATCATTGCAATGGCCGCAGAAGCAGTTATCCTGCACGGCGCTGACCTACACACATTCATCAGCAACCACGAAGACAAATACAACTTCATGTTGCGTACTAAGGTGCCACGTAGCAGCAAGCTGTTACAGGTTTTTGCCGACGGCACTGAAGCGCAGCAGCAAAACATTTGTCGTTACTACGCCTGCAAAGACGGTGGTCAATTGGTAAAGGTTATGCCTCCGTTGTATACTGGCGACCCTGATAGAAGACTTGGTGTTGAGATTGGTTGGAACATGAGGGTGTGTAACAACATCAAAGACTTTAACTACGACATCGACTACAGCTACTATGTTGAAGCAGCTAAGAAGTTGTTGATAGGATGTGAAGAAACAATTGTGCAGGTCGATAAAGACTATGTATAATATCACTCTCTGTTGTGTTTAACAGAGCGGCACAGGTGGCCTCGTTAGCGCCACCATTTTCAAAGGAAGTTTCATGAGTGAAGATAACAAGCGCGTTAAGATTAAAGCAACAGTGTACTGGTGCTTCCATAATAAGCTGAACGAGATGGCGGGTAAGTACACAGTCGATCTGTGTAACTTGTCAGAAGCTGCAGTTGAGGCATTGGCGGGTATGGGTGTTAGTGCTGTGTCTAGTGACAAGCAACCAGAGAAGGGTATGTACATTACTTGCAAGTCTCAGAACCCAATCCATGTTTTTGATGCGGATGGCGATGAAATTCTTGAGGATGTTGGGAACGGAAGCAAGGCTCGCGCTATTGTTTCAAGCTATTCTTGGACATACAAAAACAAGAAAGGTATTAGCCCTTCACTTTCTAAACTAATCATCACTGGGTTGGTTGAATACGGCGGTGGTGACATTGACGAAGAAGAGGCCCTCTAAAATGAAAGAACTTAACTTTACTTTAACCATTGAGCAAGCTAATGTTGTCATGGTTGCATTGGGCAAACTACCCTACGAAGTTTCTTCTGGTGTAATTGCTTCTATGCAACAACAAGCTAACGAAGCTGCACAAGCTCATATTGCTTTGTCGAAAAATGTTGCTGACTAATGATTGCATTACTAGATGCCGATGTTTTGGCATATAGAATTGCTTTTGCTTGCAAGGATGAAGACGTTAAAATTGCTAGGCTCAGGCTTAGCGGCTACATCATTGACATCCTTGCACGTAAAGTAGATCGCACGTATGAAGATTGCTTTGTTGATGATTGGAAACTTTACATCACTGGCGAAGGAAACTTCCGTGAACAGGTTGCAATAACTGCCCCGTACAAAGGTAACAGAACAGCACCTAAACCAATACATCATCAGGCTATGCGTGAGTGGTTGTTAAAGGAATGGAATGCTATTAATGTTGAGGGCAGTGAAGCAGATGATGCCATTGCCACTGAGGCAACAAAGCTTGGTGAAGGCAACTGCATCATGGTTAGTGTAGACAAAGACTTTGATCAAATACCCGGATGGCATTACAACTTTGTTAAAGACGCAGGCTACTACGTCACTAAAGAAGAAGGACTGCTATCGTTTTATAAGCAAATATTGACAGGTGATGATGCTGATAACATCAAAGGGTTAATGGGTATTGGGCCAGCGAAAGCTGCTAAGATGCTTAGCGAAACCAACAACGATGAATTGGCAATGTGGCAAGTTTGTATAGACGCTTATGAAGGCAATGTTGATCGAGTGCTTGAGAATGCTAGGCTGTTATGGCTTAGAAGATTTGATAACGAATGGTGGAACCCTCCGTCTTTAAGGACTATGAAATGAATGAAGCTGAAATTAAACCAAATGATGTGATGATTGTGTTTCGTCCCGTTGATTTTTCTGACGGTGAATGGAATGGAAATTATTCCATTTTCGTTAGCGCTGCTGGGCCGCTTACCTTGTCGGGAGATGACGTAGGTAAACTTATTTCATCAGCAATGATGGTGGCCGTATGTGCTAATTTTCTTGAAGACGACGAAGAGCTTGCCAATAAAGCGGCAAAGCGTTGTGAAGAAATCTTTGGTGATATGGACGATGCTGTAGTTGTTCCTGTTCAATTGGAATTGTTTGATGATGAATATCAACTGGATGAAGATAGTCCAACTGTCGGTGGTACTCAATGACTATAGATATTGATGAATATATAAGTCGCATTCACATGTCAGACAAAGTTGGTGTTAAGTATGACAAAGACAAGCCACAATGGAGCTTGATGCCGTGGAATGCGCTGAAAGATGTTGTTGATGTGTTGACGTATGGTGCAAAGAAATATGCCCCAGACAATTGGAAGATTGTTCCAAACGCTCGGCAACGCTACATTGATGCGGGCTTTCGTCATTTCACATCGTATGCTAATGGTGAGAAGAATGATTGTGAAACCGGAATGAATCATCTTGCTCACGCAATTTGCTGCATGTTATTTTTAATTGCTTTTGACAAGGACGAAACAAAATGATTACTGTACGTTTAAACGTTTCTATGGAATTTGACGATGTTGCTGCTGCTGATTTCGTCAGTATTGACGACTTTTCTGAATCTGTTTGTGCTCATATGGTAGAAGGATTGGAATGTATTCCATACATCTCTATCCTTTTTGAGGAAGTGTATGTCAATAAAGACGATGGAGAACCAAATGGATTCAATTGAAGTGTCTATCAGGCAAGCGTCCAACGGGTATATCATCACATGTGGTGATCAAGAAGTTGTGGCAGATTTTGTTGCAAGCTCTCGCAAGGAGGCGCTAGAGATTGTTAATGAATTGTTTTACAACGCTGAAACTAGTGTAGACTTGGGTCATCTAGCAGACCACCACCCTGTCTAATGAGAAACAATGGTGAATGGACAGAGGCTAGGTTTAGAAGCTTTGTTACATCAGCACTAAGGGCTGCTTCTCGCAGGTGGCCTGTAAAATTCAAAGCACTTAAAGAATCTTTTGTTGGTCGAACAACCAATATTAAAACTGGAAAGATTGCTATGCATTATAAATGTGCTGGTTGTAACAAACACTTCGTGGCTGCTGATGTTCAAGTTGATCATGTTAAACCAGTGGTTGACCCTGTAAAAGGTTTTATAAGCTGGGACGTTTACATAGACAATCTCTTTTGCGAATTAGAGAACCTACAGATTTTGTGTAAGGGCTGTCATAAAGAAAAGACAGCAACTGAAAAACTAATGAGGAAAAAGAAATGACATTTTTAGGAATTCTTGCAATATTGTTTATTGCACTCAAACTAACTGCGTACATTGATTGGAGTTGGTGGTTTGTATTGATGCCAGTCTACATTCCCGCAGTCGTTGTATTTATTTTCGTATTTGCAGCCACAATCATCCGAGGAAAAAAATAAAGTATGAGCTTTTTAAAATATCCTCATCTTGAGCGCTTTGGTTCCACCGAAGTCGAGGCTATTGAAGTCGGAACAACTTATGTGTTCCCTAAGCTTGACGGAACCAATGCCAGTGTATGGATGGCAGAAGACGGTTCAATCAAGGCAGGTAGTCGCAATAGAGAACTGTCCCTTGATTCTGACAATGCGGGTTTCTACGCAGCCATGATGAAGTGTGAACAGGTTAGTTCTTACTTGCTCAAACACCCGCATCATATTTTGTATGGTGAGTGGCTTGTTCCTCATAGCTTGAAAACTTACGTTGACACTGCTTGGAGAAAGTTCTATGTGTTCGATGTGTTCAATACCTTAACGAAACAGTTTGTTCCTTACGATGACTACAAAGACAATGTTAAAGAGCACGGTCTTGACTACCTTGCTCCCATTGCAATCGTTATGAACGGTGACATTGATGTGTTTACAAAATGCCTCGAAAGGAATACGTTCTTGATTGAGGACGGCAAAGGTGTTGGTGAAGGTGTTGTCATTAAGAACTACGACTACGTAAACAAATATGACAGGGTTACGTGGGCTAAGTTGGTTACTAATGAGTTCAAGGATACTCACCGCAAAGAAATGGGAGCACCTTTGATTGGTTGTGAAATTGTTGAAGAGAAAATTGTTAGCAAGCTAGTTACGTTGTCTTTAGTTGACAAGGTGGTTGCAAAGATTGTCAACGACACAGGAGGATGGTCTAGCAGGAACATCCCCCAACTTATCAACACCGTGTTTTATGATTTGATTCGTGAAGACGCTTGGACAATGGTGAAGGAATTTAAGAACCCGACAATCAATTTTAAAACGCTGAGTCATTATACGACCGCAAAAGTTAAAGAACTACGAAAGGATTTATTTTAATGTACGCAAATGAATATCAAAAACTAGCTATGGAGTTTCGTTCACCAACAGCGAATGAGGCATACGCTTTGATTAACCTTGGTGCAGAAGCTGGTGAGGTGCTTGGCAAGGTGGCTAAATACATTAGAGATAGTGGCGACCCCGATGTTCTTCGTCAAGAAGTTAAGAAAGAACTTGGCGATGTGATGTGGATGGTTGCTGCAGTGGCTGCTGACTTTGACCTTACGTTGTCTGAAATTTGTACACACAACCTAGCCAAGTTGCATAGCCGTAAAGAGCGTGATGTTATTGGCGGCTCTGGTGATAACCGTTAAAGTTTGAGATATAACTGTCCTCCCACCAAGGAGCCTTCGCGCTCCTTTTTTAATTAACTAAGGAAAATGTAATGAGTGAGTTTCGTAATAGTTTTGCAGAGAATGTGTTTCGTTTTAAATATGCACAAGGCCCCGGTGATACATGGGCAAAGCTGTCAGAGCGTTTGGTAGAAGATGTGTGTGGTAGCCGCAACGGAACCGTGCCAATCCTTATGTCCACTGAAGATCGTAAGCTGCTTACACAGCTAATCAAAGACATGAAGTTTATTCCCGGTGGTCGTTATCTGTACTACGCTGGCCGACCCTTCAAAGCCTACAACAACTGCTTTCTTCTACGTGCTGAAGAAGACACCCGTGAAGAGTGGAGCAACGTTACATGGCGAGCAATGTCTTGCTTGATGACCGGTGGAGGCATTGGTATTGACTACTCACGTCTACGTCCTGCTGGCAAGGCTTTGTCGCGTACTGGTGGCACGGCATCAGGCCCTATCCCTCTCATGTCTGCCATTAATGAGATTGGTCGCAATGTGATGCAAGGCGGTAGCCGTCGATCTGCCATTTACGCCAGCTTGAATTGGCAACATGAAGACGTTCAAAAGTTTTTGTACATCAAGAACTGGAGTGAAGAAATCAAGGCAATGAAGCTTAAAGACTTCAATGCTTCAGCACCGCTAGACATGACAAACATCAGCATTAATTATGACGATGCTTCTATGGTTGGTGGTCTTGAGAACAACGCTGTGTTCTTGCAGAACGTGCGTCAAGCAATGGAGACTGCTGAACCCGGCTTTAGTTTTAACTTTGGTGCTAAGCAAAACGAAACCTTGCGTAATGCTTGCACAGAGGTTACATCAGAAGATGACAGTGATGTGTGTAACTTGGGTAGCATTAACATGGGGCGCATCACCAGCATTGAAGAGTTTAAACAAGTGGTAGAGCTTGGTTCTAAATTCTTGGTATGTGGCACATTGCGAGCAGACTTGCCTTACGAGAAGGTGTACAAGGTTCGTGAAAAGAATCGTCGTCTTGGTCTTGGTTTGATGGGCATTCACGAATGGCTATTGAAGAAGGGACATAAGTATGAAGTTTCGCCAGAGTTGCATAAATGGTTGGCGGTATATCGTGACGAAAGCGAACGTGCTGCTAACGAGCATTGTGATCGTTTCTATATCGGTCGTCCTGTTGCCTATCGTGCAATTGCTCCCACTGGAAGCATTGGCATATTGGCCGGTACTACTACCGGTATAGAGCCGTTGTTTGCTGTTGCTTACAAGCGTCGATTCCTTACCGAAGGAACAAAGTGGAAGTATCAGTATGTTGTAGACGGTACGGCTGACTTGCTTATTCAACAATACGGTGTTAAGCCAGAAGCTATTGAGAGTGCTCTAGACCTTAGTGAAAACTATGAGCAGCGTATTAAGTTTCAAGCTGACATTCAAGATTATGTTGACATGTCTATTTCATCCACCATCAACTTGCCTTCATGGGGAACTAAGCACAACAACGAGAATGAAGTTAAAAACTTTGCTGCTACGTTGGCTAAGTATGCGCCGCGCCTGCGTGGCTTTACCTGCTATCCTGACGGTAGTCGAGGTGGTCAACCACTCACGGCTGTGCCGTATGCAGAAGCACTGAAGCACAAAGATGTTGTCTACGAAGAGCTAGACATTTGCGACATCTCTGGTAAAGGTGGTAGCTGCGGAGTTTAATAACCACACTACTAAGAAGGGGAGCTACGACTCCCTTTTTTTATGATACACTACAAGTCCCTTAACTCTATAGGACACCTTTATGGTTACTAAGAAACGACAGCCTACAATGAATGAGCAACCAATCACTGTAGAACAAAAACGCCAGAATAGCCTCAAGATTCGTCTTGATGATATGATGACAATTCAACCCAAGACGGACAAGCAACGAGAGTTCTTTGAAGCTTATCGCGCTGGTGACTACTTCATGGCTTTGCATGGTGTTGCCGGTACAGGCAAAACATACATTGCTCTGTACAAAGCGCTAGAGGAAGTTATGGATAAGAGCAACCCCTATACAAAGGTTGTTGTTATTCGTAGCTCTGTGCAAAGCCGTGACATGGGTCACTTGCCCGGTAATGTTGACGACAAAATGGAAAGCTTCATTGCTCCCTATCGTCAAATCACAACAGACCTGTTCAACCGCAAGGACGCATGGGACAGGTTGTGTGAACAAAACTATGCCGAGTTTGTTTCAACATCTTTCATTCGTGGGACAACGTTTACCAATTCAATATTGTTGGTTGATGAAATTCAAAACATGAACTTTGAAGAGCTTGACACCATCATTACTCGTGTTGGTCATACTAGCAAAATCATTTTCTGTGGAGACATTCGACAAACAGACTTGCGTAAACGTGACGACAAAACCGGACTGCCTAAGTTTCTATCCATTGCCGACAGGATGAAACAGTTTAGTCGCTTTGAGTTTGGAACAGACGACATTGTGCGTAGTAGTTTGGTGAAGGAATATATTATTGCTAAAACACACTATGAGGATACAACAAATGATTAAGTCACTATTCACACCGAGTGTAACTCTAGCAGACGTATTGGTAGCGTTTTGTCTTAGTTATCTTGGCGGGTGGTGGATGTTGTTAGCAGCTCCTTGGATTTTGTTTAGCCCTAAGCTTAACACTAAATGATTGAAGTTGCCATCACAGCAGAAATGTTAATCAACGCCCGAGACAAAGCAGCGGCGATGGGAAAGCTATACAACAGCATAACCAGTGGAGCAGGCAACATTGCTGGTTTCATCGGTGAAGACATTGCTCAGCAGGTTCTTGGTGGTAAGATAGACAACACCTACGACTACGACTTAGTCTTAGACAACGGTGTTAAGATTGATGTGAAGACAAAACAAACCAGTGTTAAACCGCTGGAGAGCTATGAGTGTAGCGTTGCAAACTTGAACATTAAACAAGCCTGTGACGCCTATTGCTTTGTGCGAGTGAAGAACGACTTCACTGTTGGTTGGTACTTGGGTGTTTATGATAAGCAAGCTTACTTAGACGATGCAGTGTTTATGAAGAAAGGCACTGTTGACCAATCCAACGGATATGTGGTAAAGTCTGATTGTTACAACCTGAAGATTTCTCAACTGAAAGATATATATGAACCATCCAAATGAAGACCTGTCTAAGGAAGTTGTATGACCATTAATACAGATGTTAAAACTGTTGATCGAAAAGCCCCTTTGAAGATTCAAGTGCAGCAAGGCTACTACGCTTTTTACAAAGGATGGTTAGCAAATCAATATGATAGTTTTTCTGTGCAAGGGCAAGAGTGGCAGCGTGGGTTTAACATTGCCTATTTTGAAAACATTGATCGTTTACAACGGAGTTAATAATGAAAGAAATTAAATATCACAGCCGTAAGTTTCTGAATAAAAAAGAAGGAATGGCTGCTATGGAGTCTAGTGCTGAAATAACTACTTACTCGGTATATTCATCAGTAACAATTAGTGATTGCAATCGTCAAGTAACATTAGACTTTTCATCATATCAGGCTAAAGATTATGATGTCAAAATTGAAAAGCTTCGTTTCATAATGGACGAACTCTTTAAACTGGAGCAATTTTTATTAGACAATAAAGACAAATTTGTAAAGAATTTAAAAGCTACTAAAGAGAAATTGGAGAAAGTACAGATAGTGTAGCAAGTTAAACAAGGAAGCCCCGTAAGGGGCTTTCTCTATCGTCTGGTCACAAAACCACCCTTGGCTAGCTTGCTTGCAGACTCTCTTGTTTCATTAAGAGCTTTGATTGTAACTTTGTCAGGGCTGACTCCAGATACACGGGATAACTCTTTAAGATTGTCCCTAACTTTTGTTAAGGATTGAGCCTTCTGAACAGCACCCATCTCTTCAAGCATTTTAATAACTGAGTCGATCTTATTAGACGATGCTATTTGATTAGAAAAACGAGTCATATCAGTTTGATAGGTTTGACCAAGACCCTTCTTAATTGATACAGATTCAGCAGCACCCAACAAATCATTAAACATTGTCCTGATTAAATCATAAGACATGTATGCTGTTTTCCTACGATCTTTCAAAGGCAGGTTGTCATTGTTGACAATGCTCATGTAGTCACGCAATAATTCCTTATCGTTTGCGAACTTTTCTCTACGATCAAGAGTAGCCTGTAACCTGCCTTTACCACCTTCACGAATTGGTTTAGTCAATTCTTCAGTGGCAGGTTTGAGACGCACCTTACCCTTGCCTTGCGTCATAATCTTTTCCGCTTCAACAATTACATCTTCTGTTTCATTATAATCATCACGAGGTAATGATAGTGGGCGAATCGTGTCCGAAGAACCTGTTATTGTTCGGGCAATAACGTTTATATCTTTTGACTTGTATTCACTTGTTCCCATATTGATACGTTTAAACAAGTAATCGGCATACGGCATTTCTGTGTAAATGTAATTTTCAGGGTCGCTACCACCAAATCGTTTAGCTTGCACACCTAAGCCAGTATCTTTAGTAAACGACGGGCCACCAATTTTTAACTCTGAATGACTGCTGTTATAAAACTTTTGAGGGTCACTGAATCCTCTGGTTTTAAGACCTTCAACATCATAATTGCCGTGGAAGAGTTTAATGGCTGGAGTGTCTTTGTATCTCTCTTTAAGTGTGTCATATTTTCTCTGCAAAGAATTAGCTATGTCTGCAAATAACTCAACATCTTTATTATTGCTTGGGTCAACTTCACGTTTTAGTTTAAATCTAAAATCACCTTGAGCTACAGCAACAACGTCTCCATCAATAGCTTCCATTAACTTATTCTTTTTAAGATCACCGAAAGACCTTTTACGAGCATCTTTAATTTCACTCAACACATCTTGTCGCATTCTGGTTGTTTTTTTAGCAAACTGACTAGCATCAAGTTCACCAGTTAAATACTCACCGGTGTAATATACTTCTTGCTCAGGGACAACATTGCCTGCAGTTTTCTTTTCAATCTGACCAACAGGTATTGGATTACCCATGTCATCGTATTTAACAATGGCAGTATCAGCAACTTCATTAGGTAACGGAGGCAACCCCTTACCCTTCTTCAAACCAAGGGTGTCGCCTGCATAAATGTGTAACATGTTGGCATAATCTTTAGGGTCATTCTTAATCATGTCATCAACATACTTAGCGCCGAAGGTGTCAACAAGATCGGCTTTGCCCTTTACGTAGGCTTCTTCAGGGAAGGGGCGAGCAGGTTTTAGCTCGTTATACAGTTTGTCCACACCCATCTTCTTAGACGCTACAGGTGGCAATGCCTCGCCAGTCTGCTGTAACAGGTCTACAGAGGCTTTCGTAGATGGTGCTGGTACAGGGGTAGCCTGATCTAGTGATGAAGGCGTTACGGGCTTCTTAGGTATTGCTTGCTTCTTTGTCAACACAGTTGCCATTTGATCAAC